AAAGATAAGTAAAAAAATGAGATACAAATCGTTTGATGAGATAATTGAAATAGTATTAGAACATGAAGGTGGGTATGTCAATGATCCTGATGATCCGGGCGGTGAGACTAATTTCGGGATAGCGAAGAGATCACACCCGGATGTGGATATTGCTAATTTGACTAAAGAGGGTGCGAAGGAAATATACAAATCAGAATATTGGGATAAGAATAAAGTGGAAAGTTTACCTGAATATTTAAGACATATCTATTTCGATATGTGTGTAAATCAAGGAAGAGGTAGAGCAGTAAGGATTATGCAACGAGCTGCTAATGCTAAGGGTGCTGGTTTGAAAGTAGATGGCGGAATGGGTCCAGTAACTATAGAGGCTATGAAAGGTTTAGAGATAGATAGGGTTAGAGCATATAGAGTTAAATACTATGCCGATTTAGTTACACGCAAACCCGATTTAGAAAAGTTTTATTTCGGCTGGTTTAGAAGATCGCTAGAAGTTTAAAAAAAATAAAAAAACCTGTTGCTTTGTAATAGTTTATTTAGTATATTAAAACGATTTAAAAACAAGTAAAGGAAGTTATATGAATCTCAATTCAGAACAAATTTTAGAAAGATGGAATATCTTAATGGAATTTGTAGAACATCATTTCGAAGACAAACAAAAAGAAAATATATTAAAACTATATAGACATTTTGAAGATCGAATGATCGATGCTCCAGCATCAAGTCGACCACACCATCATAATTGTTTTGTTGGTGGTTATTTAGATCACGTAGTGAGAGTGACAAAAGCTGCTTTAGATATTAAAAAACAATTTGAAAAATTAGATGTAGAAGTAATCACTACTGATTCTGATATTGTTCTTGCTGCTATGTTTCATGATTTAGGAAAATTAGGTGATTTAGAAAATCCTTATTATATTACTCAGACAGATGAATGGCGAAGAAAAAAATTAAGTGAATGGTATACGTTTAACGATAAGCTCGAGCCGTTGAGTGTTACTGATAGAGCTTTGTGGTTATTGCAACATTTCGATATAAAAATAAATCCTGAAGTGTGGAAAGCGATTAAACTCAGTGATGGAATGTTTGATCAAGGTAATCAAGCCCTTTACAAGAGACCAGATGTTAATAGAAATATTTTACATTATATTGTTCATTTTGCAGATTGGATGAGTACTATTGCTGAAAAGCAGCACTATCAACAATCAATTGAAATAGGTGAAGATGGATTAGCTGAAGTAAATAAATCGTTTAAGAAAAAGAAAACAAATGATAAGGATGCAAGTCAGCTTCGAGATTTAAAAAAACAATTTGATGATTTGTTCAATTAAAGAAAGATAATGATAGTAGAAATAATATTATCTATTATAATTATAATAACATGTTTTATCAGTTATTTGTTTTTTTTATCATTAAGAAGAATTAATCAATATGAAAATTTTATTATTCAGTTCCAACAAATAATTGAATATTCTACTGAAAAGATGAAAACGGTTGATTCATCAGGCCATTATACAGCTGATGATGAAACTGGATTTTTTTTCGATCAATTAAAAGAATTACAAACATTACTTAACAATATATTTGAATTAGAAGAGGAAACTAGTGGCAAAAAAAATAAAGAAAAAAAATAAAAGAATGTATTTTGACCAAGATGTTCAAGATGCTATAGTGCAGTACAATAGTGAAGAAAATCCTATTATTAGGAATAAACTTTATTCTGATAGAATCGCTTATGCATTTGATAAATTGGTTGAAAATATTATCAACACATTTAAATTTTCATATTTCGATGCTGGGTTTAATGATGTGAAACAAGAGGTAGTTTCATTTTTAGTTTTGAATATGCACAAATATGATGCATCAAAGGGCTTTAAGGCTTTTAGTTATTTTTCTGTTGTTGCTAAAAATTATTTAATATTAGTTAATAATGGAAATTATAAAAAGTTAAAAATACATAAAGACTTAGATGCTACTAATACGATTAAAGAGTTGAGAGAATTATCTCGATCTAATGACAGCTCAGAAATAATTACGAATGAATTTATAGATGAAGTAGTAAAGTATTTCGATAACAATATTTCTCATATCTTCAAAAAGAAACGAGATATTGATATTGCATATTCAATTATTGAATTAGTATCGAATAGAAATGAAATTGATAATTTTAATAAAAAGAGTCTATATCTCTTGATTAGAGAAATGACTGGTGTTAATACTATGTATATAACGAAAATTATTAATGTGATGAAACGACATTATAAACGTCTCGCAAATGAATTTTTTGAAAGAGGTTCAATAAATTATCCGACTTTCAAAAATAAATATTTTTTAAAATGATATAAACAGAAACATAATGTAAAAAAAAAGGTGATTCAATAATCACCTTTTTTTATACCCAGACATTTTTCTAAAAACTTATATTTATATATGAAGTAGTCTTAATCGATTTATTAAAAGGAACTGTTATGACCGATAACTCAGAAATCTTTGATGGTAAAACATTTCAAGATTTAACAAAAGATATATACGATAACGTTAAGAGTAAGGAGAAACAATTAAATTCTCTTGTGATGGAGATCCATACTTTTGTCAGAACAATAGATGATGCTGTGTTGATTGCACCGATCATAAAAGAAATAATGGATGTGTCAATAAAGAACGATGAACATCTTGTAAAGTTAGCAAGTGTATTGCAAAGAATAATTACTAAATCGACGGGCGAAACAGATGCAGATAGTTTTACATTAACTGATGATGAAAAAGAAGAATTGATCAGAGCATTAGAAGATACTGCAACCGAAGCCCAGCAGAATTTAGATAAAATTACTAATGTAGAAACAAAAAAAAAATCATTTTTAGGTAATTAATATGGGTTCGTCATTTATAGACTTTGCAAGATTTGGTAGCGGCAAGTTCAGTACGATGCAGAAATTATTCGGGGCATCTACTGCTGAAACATCATATGTGCAGTTTATACCTGGTATTGTTACGCATGTTGTAACGAGTACTGAATCAGGGGCGTATGACAAGAAGAAAAATACTCGTAGACAGATAAATAGTATTCTAGCTAAACAGCATTTTGGTACGAAACTAAGAGGGAGTTCTTCATCTGACGATACAGATAGATACTACCCATTAATGAGAGGAATGGCAGATATTCCAGTAGCTGGCGATCCTGTTTTGCTATGTACTATGGGCGGAGTGCAGTATTATTTAGGTCCCCTTAATACGGCTAATAGTCCAACTTGGAATATTGATCATTTAAATTTTGCTTCGAAAGATGCATGGCCAGATGATATTAAACGTCAACCACCCAGCGATCGAGATAAAACTGGTTTATCGAAAAATTTTGTTATAGAACCATCCTTTTCACGATTGCAGAAAATGTATAATGAACAGCTTGATAATCCTACTGGAGATAAAATATCTTATCATGATATACATGGAGATTTAGTTTTTGAAGGTCGCCATGGCAATAGTATTCGAATAGGTAGTCGTCATGTTAATCCTTATATCGTTATTTCGAATAAAAGACCTCCAGGCCAAGAGACTGAAAGTACGTTTGATGGTAGTGTTATGGGAATGTTCGCTATAGGATCGGTGCATCAACATTTTCCTGCTGATAAAGAAATAAAAGAAGATGAGATAGTTGAATCACCATTCGTTTTAGGATCTGATAAAGTAGTAGAAGGAACAAAAAGAAAAAGATTAATGTCAGATTTAGTTTCTCATGTTAATCAAGATATAGATGCAGATAAAATTATCTACCAGTACAGCAATGAAATATCTAGTACAAAAGAAGATCCAAATGTATTGGGATCACATATATTTTTAAATTCCGATCGGGTTGTTATTAATTCAAGAAAAGATAGTTTGTTCTTATCATCATTTAGTAATATTCATTTGGGTGCTAGTAATACATTGACGATATCAACTGAAAAGGAAATGATAGTTGAATCATCTGAAATATTTTTTGGTAAACAAGCAAAGGATTATAGATCAGGATTAAAAATAGTACATGAAGAAGATGTCAGGCAAGGGATGATATTAGGTGAAAATTTACGTGAATGGTTAGAAGCTCTTACAGAAGTACTTATACAATCAAATTCTCATCAGCATGGTGCACCAACACCATTAGGATACCACCCTGATGATGGAATTGGTGGCTTACCAGGTAGCCAGAGAACAAAATTACGAGAATTAAAAGAATATTTGACAAAAGATGTAAATGATATAGTTAGTATTCATCATTTCATCGAAGATAACCAAGAAGATAAAAATGTTATAACAGAGGAGGAAGGAGAATGAAAAAATCTGAATTAAAAGTGCTCATACGAGAAATAGTGAGAGAAGAAGTTAGAATTGAATTGCGTAGTTTTCTTAAAGAATCAAAAATGAATAAAAGAAAACAAAGTATTTCACAACCAAAGAAAAAAACTAAAAATGGCGGAATTAATTATACGAAAAATAAAGTATTGAATGAATTGTTAAATGAAACCGCGCATTCATCTGAAGAGTGGGAAACGATGGGAGGTGAGACTTTCACGACAGATTCGATGCGTTCGATTTTAAATAAAAGTTATGGTGGAATGATGAACGGAAGCACGAATGCAACACCAAATGTAATGGATGATGAAATGCTCGTCAATGCTGGCGTGAAAAGTCGCGATGCTGTTCCGGAACATATCACAAAAGCACTCACGAGAGATTATAGTGATTTAATGAAACATATTGATAAGAAAGGAGGAGCATAGATATGGCATCATTAGAACAAGATCTTTATGATGCATTTGCTGGATCGTCCGTAGGGAATCAGTTTAGATATAGAACAGATGAAGGCAGGACTATATTAGATGAAACAGATGATGACGGTAATATAAAACGACTAGCCAAAGATATCGCCACAGCAATTCATGAATGGGTAACGAAGCAAACATTTACAATTATAGAGATGAAAGCTGTTGCGGAAATGGAAAAAATAATGGCAATGGCTCCTGGAGCGATATCTACGGCCGGTTCACCAGCCGCACAAAGTTCATTGCCTTTTGTGTTATCAAAAGGTGCAATGTATTCATTTGGACATGCGTATATCGGTTCACCAGCTATGACAGTAGCAGGCCCTGCCGGCGCGTCTGATACAACGACAGGTGAGTGGAATACTTATTCGAAAGTAAAATTAAAACCAACTACTAAAAAAGCTTTATATAAACCAACATAATGGCAATTCGCGACACAACTAAAAAACCATTTATCGAAGATCGAAATAGCAATATTTTTATCGGGATCGACTATCCATTTAGAAAATCTGATGGTGTCGAAGGATATTTTACTAGCACTAGTACTACGATCAAGGCGGTGAAAAATAATATTAAGATGTTATTGAATACACATAAAGGTGAAAGATTAATGCAACCCAATTTAGGTACTGGATTGAGAAGATTTTTATTTGAACAATTTACAGAAGATACTGTGATTGGTGTGCAGAATGAAATAATCGATACGTTTAAACGCTGGTTACCATTTGTAGAAATAAGAGAAATAGATGTCAGCATGGATGAATTATCCGCAATTGGAAAAAATAAATTGACAATATCTATCTTGTTTAATATAATGCGTGATCCCAATACATTAGAATCAGTCGAAGTCGAAATAGGAGAGACAAGTGCCTTATAGTGATAAAAATTTCAAAGAAACAAATATTAATTATCTGAATAAAGATTTCGCTAGTTTAAAAAATAATTTAATCGAATATGCGAAATCATATTTTCCAACTACATATAAAGATTTTAATGAAACATCTCCAGGGATGATGATGATTGAAATGTCAGCATATGTAGGTGACGTATTGTCTTTTTATATTGATCAACAATATCGAGAAATGCTATTACCATTAGCAGAAGAAAGGCAAAATATAAATAATATTGCGAGAATGTTAGGATATAGAGTAAAACCTATCATACCAGCTTATGTTGATTTGGTATTTACTGAAACGGTTGATAGTATTGAAGGAGGTATAGGACCAGATTATGGTGCATTATCAACTACAACGATTCCCGCAAATACAAAAATCAAGTCGGCTACTGATTCTGATATTATATTTGAAACGTTAGATATTATTGATTTTCAAGTGAGTGGTGCTAATGATCCAGATCCTATTAGATCTGATCAAAATGATATAGGTGAAACGACGTCGTGGAAATTGGAAAGAACTGCT